TAGAAGATGCAGAGATAAGTCTCTTCTCTCCACACGATGTACCAGGTTTGTATGATGTTTTTGGTACTGATAAATTTGATGACCTGTATGTTACATACGAACAAGATAGTTCAGTTCCAAGAAAAACTATTGGAGCACAGGAACTTATCTTAGATCTTCTTAAGGAGAGAGCAGAGACAGGACGTATCTATATCATGAATATAGATCATTGTAATGAGCACTCATCTTTTAAAGATAGAGTTACTATGAGTAACCTATGTCAGGAGATTACATTACCTACAGATCCCATTCAACATATAGATGGAGATGGTGAGATTGCATTGTGTATTCTATCTGCTATTAATGTAGGAAAACTACGACACCTTGATGAACTAGAAGAACTCTGTGACCTCGCTGTACGTGCCTTAGATGAGTTGATAGACTATCAAGGTTATCCAGTGGATGCAGCACGTTTAAGCACCCTCTCAAGGCGTTCTATAGGGGTAGGATTTATTGGTCTTGCACACTATCTTGCCAAGCAAGGTGTTAAGTATGAAGATCCTAAAGCATGGCAACTAACACATGATTTAGCAGAAGCATTTCAATACTACTTACTCAAGTCATCTAACACATTAGCGAAAGAAAAAGAACCATGTGGATATTTTGATTCAACTAAATATGCTGATGGGATTTTACCTATTGACACATATAAAAAGGATGTAGATGAACTTGTACCAAACAAGTTGAACTATGATTGGGAAGGACTTAGAGAAGAGATATACAATCATGGACTCAGGCATAGCACACTATCTGCACAGATGCCATCAGAGTCTTCTTCGGTTGTTTCAAATGCCACCAATGGTATTGAACCACCAAGAGATCTTATCTCAACTAAGAAATCTAAGAAGGGTCCTCTTAAACAAATTGTTCCACAGTACGCAACACTTAAGAACAATTACACGTTACTTTGGGATATGCCTGGCAATACTGGGTATATTAATATTGTTGCTGTTATGCAAAAGTTCTTTGATCAAGCAATTTCTGGAAACTGGTCTTATAACCCACTTCATTATGAGAACTCTGAGGTTCCTACTTCAGTAATGGCACAAGATTTGTTAACAACTTTTAAATATGGATGGAAGACATCGTATTATCAGAACACATATGATACGAAGACTGACATAGATGAACCATCTCATCCTATTGGTTGGAAGGATGATCAACCAGAAGATAATAATAAAGCGATATCCAACTTATTAACCGACATATTTTCAACAGAGGAGGAAGCCTGTGACAGTTGTGCTATCTAATGAACCGAAAGGTATGACAGTATTCAATACGAAAGCTGTTGATACTACTAAAGGACAGATGTTCTTTGGTCCTCCATTAGGAGTACAAAGATATGATAAGTTTAAGTATCCTATCTTTGATAAGTTAACCCAAACACAGTTAGGTTTCTTTTGGAGACCAGAAGAAGTATCCTTACAAAAAGATAGGGGAGACTATCCACAGTTAAACAATGCTCAGAAGCATATCTTTACTTCTAATTTGAAGTATCAGATTCTATTAGATTCTGTACAAGGTAGAGCACCAGGTATGGCATTTGCACCTTACTGTTCTTTACCAGAACTGGAAGGATGTATGAATATCTGGCAGACTATGGAGATGATTCATAGTAGGTCTTACACTCACATTATTAAGAACGTATACCCAGATCCATCTGAGGTCTTTGATACTATTTTAAATGATGAAAAGATACTTGAACGTGCTGAGTCAGTGACCAAAGCATATGATGAGTTTATTAATTATGCACATGAGTATGATCAAAGTAACATGTGGAAACCAGATTGGAGAGAGTCTCCAACATCTAAATGGACACTTAGAGATTTAAAACGTAAACTTTATAGAGCAGTTGCTAATGTCTACATCCTTGAAGGAATCAGATTCTACGTATCCTTCGCTTGTTCCTTCGCTTTTGGTGAACTTAAACTCTTGGAAGGATCTGCTAAAATCATATCTCTTATCGCAAGAGACGAGTCACAACACATGACTATCACTCAAAACATTTTGAACAACTGGAGAAAGGGTGATGACCCTGATATGTTAGAGATAATTAAAGAAGAAGAGGAAAATGTATATAAAATGTTTGCTGATTGTGTAGAAGAAGAAAAAGATTGGGCGAACTATCTATTTAAAGATGGATCTATTATTGGTTTGAATGATAAACTACTACAAAATTATGTTGAGTGGACTGCTAATCGCAGATTAAAATCAATAGGATTGAAACCAGTATATGATGTTCCTCTTAAGAACAATCCATTACCTTGGACAGCACATTGGTTATCCTCTAAAGGTATGCAAGTTGCACCACAGGAAACAGAAGTTGAATCTTATATGGTGGGTAGCATCAAACAGGATGTAAAGAAAGATACATTTGCAGGATTTAAATTATGATAAAAGATTATGATGATAGTAATTGGAGGTCTGAATACATTGATATTAAAGGCAGACAATTAACTAAGAGACAGGTTGAGTTATTGGAGAAAGGTCCTGATTCACTTTCATCCTCATGGATACTGGGTGCAATGCATAATGAATGGAGAAGGATCAAAGGTATAGTAGTAGATTATCCAGATGAAAATAATGGACAGTTACAATCTTCTATGAGTGAATGGGAAGAGAGTATAAAGAAGTATAAGGATAGCGGTATCTAAATAGGATATAAATATAGACGAATGATGAAAATTTTAGGATGGAAACCACCGCAAAGACCGCAGTGGGTGAAGGAGATTATGAGAACCCCTGGACCTATCAAGGTACAACTTTTACTTCTGACGACATTGACGGTAAGTTCGGTTTCGTCTACAGGATTACTAATCTTCAAACTAGCAAGCAATACATCGGCAGAAAATACTTCGTACAAAAACGAAAGCCTAGAAGTGGCAAAAGTAAACGGAGAGTTACGTCTGAGAGTGACTGGAAAAAATACTACGGAAGTTCTCCAGAGCTTAAAGCCGATGTTAAACAATTTGGTAAACAAAACTTCAAGAGAGAAATCCTCTCCCTCCATGCAACCCTAGGGAAAGTAAACTACGAAGAGACTAAACAATTATTTTTAAATAATGTATTACAGGAGACTTTAGAAGATGGTACTCCAAAGTATTATAACAGTAACATCTTAGGACGTTACTATAGGAAAGATTATTTTACAGAACAATGATTACAGTAAGATGCACTGCTTGTGGAAAGGAGTTGCAAGGACAATCAAGTAAGATTATTTGTTGTGGTTGTAGTAATATGACAACTATAAATGAGGATGTTATATCCGCAAACAACATGGATCTTGTTGTATTGTTACAAAACAATAAGAAAGTAAAAAAACAATCTCTTTTTTCAGAAGAAGATCTAAAATATCAAGAGAAGAGACGTAAACGAAAAGTCAGAAAATTAACCTTTGAAGAAAGATGATAAACCTAGATGAGAAATTTCAATCTTATATCGGATCGTCAACAAAACGATTCAGAATTGATGGGGTTGAAGAACCTCTGATAGGTTATGGATTCCATTGTGATGGAACTAACATCATTGGATACTGGATTAATACAACAAATTATAAATTGTTTTATAATTTAAATGAACAGTTCCTTAAAATGGAACCTCTTCGTGGTGAATAAACTTTATCAACTTTATACTTGGTCTAAAGCATCTGAATTCAATCCTATTTTATATAAGATTGTTGATGGTGCTTTTAATCGTCAGGTAAATGGAGGTGGAAGGATTACCGATGTTAGATACTTTGTACGCAACAGAGATATACCAGAGGTAGATAAATTTATGAGTTGGATAGAAAAGATAACTGCTCTTGCTGCTCATAAATTTTCAATAGAGTATGATGATAATGGTAATAGAAAACATATCTATTCCGATCAAGAATACCTTCTTGACCTCGCTCACGAAAGTAACTCTGATATAGATGAACTTGGTGCAGGTGGTGAGATGGGTTTCAATCCATATTCATTTAAAATATGTGATGCATGGGGACTCTTATATAAAAAAGGTGAAGGTGTAGAAAAACACAATCACTTTCCTTACTCACTAGCATTCGTTTATTATGTCAATACACCAGATGAATCTTCACCAGTTATATTAAATGGTGAGGAAATTAGACCTACTGCTGGTCAAGTGTTGTTCTTTCAAGGACATTACTATCATGAAGTACCACCCTCTAATGTTGATGACAGATGTGTCATTGCAGGATTAATAACTTACGCACCTTAATACTATGAAAATCTTTTTAGACACTGCTGAAGTAGAACAAATTATTGATGGATACAAAACTGGATTGGTTGATGGGGTTACTACTAACCCTACTCTAATTTTGAGATCAGGT